CGTTCCGCCAAGGATTTAGGAATAGGGAAAGGGTGTGGAGGAGTATTAACGACTCCACCCCTTTACCCCTACAATCCTTTACCGATTCAGGTGGTTCATTTCTATATATATACGGATGACCCACCTTTTGACCCACCTATTTTTGCTATTTGGTTCTTGTAATTCTTCCTAATGCATCTACTTGATAAACATCGCTTGTTGCAGAGTTGTTTATTTCTTTTAAGTCTCTTTTTACGGTTGATAAACTGATTTCAAATTCATCAGATACATCCGCTTTAGTAACTTTTTCCTGATTCGAAAGTTTTTCTTCTATGTATCGGATAATCTGTTCACGCCTGTCATTCTTTCGCGTCGTCTGCGTAATTCTTCCTTTTACCTGATTTCCTTCCAGGCTTCCTTCTTCAGCCGCCAATGTCAGGAACCCGGATTCATCTACCAGATGGATTGGATATTTGAAATAAATGCCGAAAGGTTTGAATGTCGGGAATTCGCGGAGGATGCCAGACACCTGGTAAGCCTCCGTGCCCTCCGGACCTTTGTTTTCCACCTGAAGAGGATTGATATCTATCAGTGCATCCGGATCTCTCGCGAAGACGCCCGACCCAGAGCCCCTGTCCTGTGTCTTCTTGCTTCCCTGCGCGCCCTTGGAATGGTGGTGGCAGTAGATGCAGGAAACACCCAGTTCACGGCAGATCTTGTCGAATTCGTTGCAGAATTTAGCAATGTCGCCTGCTGCATTCTCGTCGCCAGTGATAACCTTATATATCGGGTCAATGATGACGGCCTTCAGATTGAGTTTCTTCGCCCTCCGGATGATGACCGGCGCGAGCTGGTGCATCGGGATGACCTTCCCTCTGAGATTCCAGATAAGAAGATTGTTCCTTCCGGATGGCGTGATCCCAAGCGCGTCATAAACGGCGGCCACGCGGGCATCACAGCTTGCATCATCGATTTCCAGATTGATATACAGGACGTTTCCTTCGTGGCACTGCCAGCCGAACCATTTCTTCCCTTCCGCGATAGCAATCGCCAGTTCAATCAAAGCGAAGGATTTTCCTGCCTTGGATGGTCCTGTGATCAGCATCTTATGGCCCTGTCTCAAAATTCCTTCAATCAGTTCAGGAGCCAGCGGAGGAAGATTGTCTTTGATATCGTAGTAGTTTACGAACTCAGGAAGGTCGTCCGACTGGTCCTCCATCCACTGTATCCAGGATGCATAATCAGCTTGCCCGATGTTCGTATCGATCAGGAATTGTTTCTTTCCGCTCTCGATTTCTCTGGATGACTTGTCTTTCCATTTGGCATCCCTCCAGCATCCCGCCAGACGGGACAGCCTGGAAGGGTTCTTGTTCTGCGTGTCGACGGTCAGCCCATTCCTGATGCAGATCTGATACATCCTCTGTACACGTTCCTTGTATTCCTGCTGAGTGTCTGCATCCACATGGACAATCGCATGGACAGACTTTCCGCCAGAATATGTCAGTGTGGCAACCGGGAGCTGTAATTCCTTAATGAGCGCGATCTGTTTTTCTATGGGGAGATTATCTGATTCAATGAGCGTATACCGGTAATCAGTCACATTGGAATTCTTCGCGCCTTCCCCGTCCATCGGGTTGATTCTTACCCATGCGCCTGCCGCTATATCGTAGGATCCTATTGCTTCAGAAAAACTCTGCCGGTCCTTCAGTTTCTCGATGATTTCACGGCATGTATGGAAATAATAGCCCTGCCCTTTTGGTTTGTATTTCCCGTCTTTATCCTGAAATGAATCAACTACGATGCACGGAATTTCATCCGGTTTGAACAATGTTTTCAAGAACTTGATTGTGTCATCGATAGGACGCCAGTTTTCTTTTGCCGGTTCCTTGAATTCATCTGTTTCTATGTAAGATGAATCGACGACAATCAGATCATCATCTGTCAGCTTGGCATCAAATGCGATGTTCTTGCTTTTCTGCGGCTGCCATCCCCTGCCCTTCGCCATCTGTGTAATCGTGGCTCCGGTGACTGAGATATCATCATTCTGCCCGAACGTATTCCATTTCTTGGCGCATTCTCCCTCATGGTACTTGCTTCCGTTCTTGCTCCATTTCTCCCATATGGAAAGGGGATAACCCTCAAGCTTGAGGGCCATCCCTACTTGTATCCATGTTGCATAACTTTCGTCCGGGTCGATGGAGGAAAGGAGCGGCACCAGGTTGAATTTACTCATTCAACAGCTGGCTTTGCCAAGGGCAGATAAGATGCTACCTCGTTGTATTCCTTCCCGTCGTAGACGCGGTGTCTCAGCTTCAGGCGTCCGTTTTTTTTGTAGCATGCATTCCAGTCCATGCCTCTGGTCTTTGCCTGTTCGAACATGCCGATGGATTTATGAAACTGTGCGGCCTTCCAGATGCCGTTATTGGTAAGTACAATGTAATCCCGGACGAGGACTTCACTGCCTCCATCTTCCGGAAGAACGGCAGCCATGACTTCGACCATGTTGTTTCCTGCCTTCGACTGCTTGAGCTGTACGTCATCCACATAGAAGTCATACTCGCCTTCCGGCAGAAGTCTGTACTTGCTGTGGCTGTTGCCTTCTTCGAGGTCAGCATCCGTGAGCTTTGCATTGTAGTCGATGTTTGTTACTGTTGTTTCTGCCGGCTGTACGTTTCCGAATCTTTCAAAATTAGCTTTCATTGTGTTTTCTCCTTTGAATTAGAATGGATACCCTTGAATTTCCTGCTGGATGTATGCCTTGAATGATTCCCACTGATTAATCAGTGATTCCAGATATTCTTCGCCGTATTCATTGATCGGCGTATCGCTCTTGAAATCTCCCATCTTCCCGATGGCTTTCATAATGTCTTCGGGAGGGATGTCGACTTCTTTAGCCATGGAAACCAGTTTGGCTGCAAGCTCGTCAGCTGTCGGCTCTTTCTCCTTGGAAGAAGTCTTCGCCTGCTTCTTTGGCTTTTCAGACTTGGGAGCGGCAGTCTCCGGAGCTTCTTCCTTCATGATGATCTTCTTCTCAGGAACCACCTTTGCAATCTGCTTGTATTCGAAGGGAAGCACCTCATCGAGGCCGAACCGGTTCTTTGCATCAGCGAAAGGCGTGTGTGAGGTGTACATGATTCTTTCCCCGCCGATGGCCTTCTTCTTGCCGTTGGCATCCCCTACCAGGCGTGTTTTGTAATCCGCAAACAGGAGGAGATCTGCCCATTCTTTAATAAGTGGTGACAGCTGGTTTCCGCCGTTTCCGGGGAGCTTTAATTCCCAATGATCGTAGGCGCCCATATCGTCAGGCTTCGTGATCGTCTTCAGCCTTGCATGAGCGACAAGGACGACGTTGAAACCCTGATCGATAGCATATTCAAGCCATACCATAAGATTGGCGAACTGCTCAGCCAGCATCTTGTATCCCTTGCCATAAGGAATGGCCTCGATGGAAGACTTGCCTCCCGCCTGCGTCTTGATGACGTACCTTTCACAGAGGCTTGCAGCGGCATCAGCCGTATCAATGACCAAAGTGTGGTAATCATCCCCTGCGCTCTGGATGAATGACTTCACCGTCTCGATGAGGTCTGTCCATGTGTGGATCGTATTCACGCGGTCTACATCGAGAAGCGCGGACCCGCGGTCCAGATCCAGGAACAACGGCTTCGGGAACTGGCTTGCAAATGTCGTTTTCCCGATGCCTTCCACACCGTAGATGACGCATTTCACCGGCCGTTCCGTGATTCCTTTCGTGATTCTATCTTTAAAACTCATATCCTTTTCTCCTTTCGTTACTTGATTTGGATATTCTGCTTTTCAGTTAATGTGGCACCATCTACAGTTTCGCCTTTCTTCAAAGCATCCTTGATGCCTGCCTTGTCGACGACTTCCGTGATCTTCTGCTTCTTGAATGCCGCTGGAATGACGTTCTCATCCATGATGGTGACGGATGTTGATTTCCTCCATCTCACTTCAGAGCGTTTGAGCTTCAGGTTTTCACCGCCCACCCAGAAGGTAAGATAATCTTTCAAAGAAGCGGCTCTTCTTTCCGCCCTCTTCCGTCTTACTGCGAAACCTTCTTCCTGCTTCTTGAGAGCTTCCGCCTCGGCTTCGAGCTCCTTGATCCAGCAGGCAATGTTATCCACTTTCGCTTCCTTCTTCATCTTCAACTGGTCAAGATAATCAGCGTCGAAGACTTCCCCTGTTTCTCCATTGACGACTGCATTTTCGTCAACTTTGAAGCAGTTTTTGATACCGTTTGCAATACGATAAAGCTGCATAATTTCCTCCTTTATTCTGTTTTGGTATAATATTGGTGGGAATAGTGCCTTATTTATCCCCATCAGCGTCGAGATGGTTCAGATCTCGGCGCTTTTCATTTGCCGGAAACCTTGCATTGAACCAGTTCCACACCCTGAACGCCATTTCCGCTTCTCCTGCCGTGAAACCTC